AAAGACAAACCAAAAACATGAGAAAATTACTTATTGCTATGCTACTGCTACCTGCAGGTGCATATGCTAATACTGTCACGCCTCAGTTTACCACAGGGTCGATGAACTCAACGACCACAACCACACAGACTATAACCGAAGTAGAACAGCGTCAAGTTTTTGGTGCTGAAGTAAAGACTTGGAATGGGTCTAACATTACATCATCAGCAAGTGCTGGTATCGCTGGAGGCGATGCAGTATTTACTGTTACTGACACTACACTACCTTGGTCACTAGAAGTCACATCAAGATCAGCTGGATTAGTAGAACAATGGGATACCACAAGAAACTATACAATAAACTCTACTACTACCTCGCTCTCTGTATTCTCACAATAACACCAGCATATGCGGAAGGAGACACCAATAACTCGTCCAACCCTGTGGCAGCAGCAACAGGAAATGTTACCAATCAGGCTGTGCAATTTCAAAATAATGGAGCACCGTCTAGACAACAATATGGTTCTTCCATATCTTGTAATGGATCAACAATGACGTTTAGCCCCTTTTATATGGGTAATGACACCTCACCGTATGACGATGAAGGTTATGTTATATCAGAAAACTGGGGTTTTCAAATAAACTTTTCAGTGCCACTTAACCGTGACTTGACCAAACAATGTCAAGAAATAGCTAAGAGACAAGAAGAAAAGATGAGGCTTGACTACGAGCTTGTTCGTGCACTTAAATGTGCAGAACTACAACAAAAGGGTTTTACGATATATCCCGGCTCACGTGTAGCTCACATGTGCCAAGACATCGTACCAATACAATCGTTATTACCTAAGAAAGATGTTAGCACTAATAAAACCAATCGTTTTAACTTTTTTAAAAAGTGACAAATTTAAGTTATTTGTTGTAGATTTATTAGAAAAGTTAGTCGAACAATCAGATAATGAGCTTGATGATAAAGCTCTAGCAATAGTAAAGAAAGGACTAGACATTAAATGAAAAGAGCAGGAGAAGATAAGTTTAATGAACTACATATGTTAGTTACAACAGAACTTATTGATAGGATACGTAGTGGTGAAGCTACTACCGCTGACCTAAAAGCTGCTGCTGATTGGCTCTATAAGAATGATATAACAGGTGTAGCATTTGACACATCACCATTATCACAACTAGCCGATATAATGCCAAGTGTCGATTTTGATACAGTACAAAAATCGGTAATTAAACATGGCTCCTAGAAAACTACCACGTAGTAAACTCAAAAGAACTGCACGATTTTACAGAGATAATGCAAAAGCCAGAGCAAAGAAAAACGCAACCAACAGAGAACGTAACAAAAAACCTGAGAATATCGCCTACAGGGTGGCACTCAGAAAAGCACGTAGGAAAGCGGGGGCTGACGGCAAAGGCGGTAAGGATTTTTCACACACTAAATCAGGAAGATTAGTACGTGAGAACCCTTCAACAAACAGAGCTAGAAATCGTGGTAAAAAATGACACCAGTACTTCCTACTTATAAACATTACACACAAAACTTAATAGTTATGACATCATCAGACGCAAAAAAACTCTGGAGAAAAGCTATTAAGGAGGCAAACAATTATGAATGTATTTATTGCGGACAAAAACATTATGAATATGATCTTACCATTGACCATGTACATCCCAGATGTTTGGGAGGTACTACCAATACTTGCAACTGTGTTCCCGCCTGTAGACGATGTAATCAAGAAAAAGGAAGTATGAACTGGTTAGTGTGGTTTAGGGACAACTTCCCGCCAAACCCACTACGAGAAAACCTAATACTAAATTGGATTAAATGAACAAACTATTTAACCCTAACAAATTGCTATTACAGGAACTCAAAGACATTGCATATGCTACACCTAGGCCCTTACGTTGGGCTATGGTGTGGTTTTTGCTATGGATAGAACCTCAATACGTGGACTATAAAGCTAAGAAAGCTGTAGATGACGCTGTTGAAAAGTACAACAAGCTATGTGATTTTTGTGAAGAATGGCGTAACGAACCGAGTGTAAAGATAATACCCTCGGAAGTTAAGGGACTAAATGACATGAGTATAAATTATGAGCGAACAGACCCCGACTGTGACATCTAATAATGATGATGTCATGCTTGATGCTGTAACAAAGTATATAGCAGACAAAGAAAAATTTAGATCTAAGTCTTACTTAGTTGGTGGTAAAGGTAATCCTACTATAGGTTATGGTTTTGAGTATTATGACAAAGATACACCCGTAGAAATGGGTCAAACCATGACTAAGGAGCAAGCTATACCACTACTAAAAGAAAAAGTACGTACATTTCATAACAGATTACAAGATTATGATGTGTATAATACTATGACACCAACTCAAAAAGCTGGTATGATCTCATTTATGTATAATCTTGGGCCAAATGTAATTGATGCACCCGAAAATCCTAACCTCCGTAAGGCGGTAAAAAGTGGTGATCTTAGTCAAATACAAAAAATGATGCAAAAGTTTACTTACCGTGACGGTGAGTTTATGCCGGGATTATACGACAGACGTAAAGAAGAAGTAAATATAATGAATGATGAGACGATTCTATTCGGAGCACAATGAGTACTATAGAGTCACAACTCCAACAGGACTTTAGGTATTTTCTTACCGCTGTTTGGACACACTTAAACCTACCAGCTCCTACAAGAGCACAATTATGTATCGCTGAGTATCTACAACATGGCCCAAAAAGATTACAAATCCAAGCGTTTCGTGGCGTTGGTAAGTCTTGGATTACTGCTGCATTTGTCCTTTGGACTTTATTCAATAACCCAGATAAAAAGATTATGGTCGTCTCTGCTTCAAAAGATAGAGCAGACTCATTCTCAATCTTCTGTCAAAGACTAATACTAGAAGTACCTTGGTTATCACAACTAAAACCTAAAAACGATGACCAAAGATGGTCACGTATATCATTTGATGTGGGGCCAGCAGCACCGCACCAAGCACCCTCAGTAAAGTCTGTGGGTATAACAGGACAGCTAACAGGATCTAGAGCTGACCTAATGGTACTAGATGATGTCGAAGTACCAAATAACAGTATGACTGAACTACAACGTGAAAAACTTTTACAGTTGGTTACTGAATGTGAGTCTATCCTTACTCCTAGCCGTGATTCTAGGATTATGTTCTTGGGAACTCCTCAAACCACTTTTACTGTATACAATAAACTACGGGAACGTAGCTATAGACCATTTGTATGGCCAGCTAGATACCCCCGCAAGATTGCTATGTACGATGGTTTGTTAGCTCCACAGCTAGTTGCAGACCTAGAACAGGGTGATATGGCATGGAAACCTACAGATACACGTTTTAAAGAGTCAGACCTGTTAGAAAGAGAGGCATCTATGGGACGTAGCAACTTTATGTTACAGTTTATGCTAGATACTACGTTATCTGACGCAGAAAAGTTCCCATTAAAGTTTGCAGACCTAATAGTTACACCCGTAAACCCTACACACGCACCAGAAAACATTATATGGTGCTCAGATCCACGCAATCTAATAAAAGACTTGCCATGTGCGGGGCTTCCCGGAGACTACTACTACAGTCCTATGACTACTCAAGGAGAGTGGTTAGAATATCAAGAAACAATATGCTCGGTAGACCCCTCTGGAAGGGGCTCAGACGAGACTGTAGCATGCTTTTTATCACAGTTAAATGGTTTTATATACCTACACGAGGTTTACGCCTCTAGAGACGGTTATAGCGACCATACATTATTAGAAATACTTAGGAGATGTAGAAAGTATGATGCGAGTACGCTGCTCATCGAGAGCAACTTTGGCGATGGTATTGTATCAGAGCTATTTAGAAAACATTGTCAGACGACAAAAACAAACATAGACATAGAGGAGACTAGAGCTAATGTCCGCAAAGAACACCGTATTATTGATAGCCTTGAGCCTGTCTTTAACCAGCATAGGCTTGTTATTGATCCTGCCGTCATTACGTGGGATTATAAAAGTAATGAAGATGAGGCAACTGAAAATAGATTCCAATATATGCTCGCTTACCAAATCAGCAGGATGTGCAGGGAAAAAGGGGCTGTCAGACATGATGACAGAATCGACTCTCTCGCCCAAGGCGTTAAATGGTTTACAGATGCCCTCGCCATCTCTGCTCAACAACAAATAAAAGACAGGAAGAGAGATGAGTGGTTAGATCATTTAGAGGCTTGGATGGATGACCCTCAAGCTGAAGCTAACCATATGGTGTTGGGGTTGGATTTAGACCAACGTAAAGAGGCTAGGGGTCTTGCTAAAGGTACTGATATGACTTGGATGTAACTAACCCCTACATAAGACACGGGGAAGTGGTGCTCCTCGTGGGTGGAAACAGCGGTCAAAGAGGGACGTAAAACTCCCTCTTCCTACGAGGAACACGCTCGTACTGTATATTACCACCCTACTACTACACTATAGCACCTACGTACAGTACAACCATGACAATACAGCAGTTGTGGGGGAGGATAAAGAAGAGTAGATGGTATAAGAGATTTAGATTAGCACTAAAACTTCAACGCTGGCCACTTCTAACCTTAGCCCAAATGAAAGTAGAGTTGCAAAGACAGCATCTCAATCGAATATTTAGAAAGAAATAGGGGTCTTAAATTTTTACAAAATTTTCTGTGGGGTATATTCTACGTGGCCACCGTTACTTACCCCGTAGGGTAGTCACATTATACCAAAATAACACTTTGAGTATTTATACCTATTGACAGATTAATTTTTTTATGGTACCAATGCGGGGTAGTACATATGTACTATCACTATCGTCGGTTCGGTTATCCGTACCTTGACAATATGCCCGCAAGGTAGTACTAATCGCTAGTACATTTGTACTACATTCCCGGCTATGAGTATAAATACCTATTGACATTTTTAAGAGCCTATGCGGGCGGCCATCTGTACGCAATATGTGGGGATGCTGACATAGGTATTGACTAGATATGGATATACGATATATTAGGATTAATAATATATAGTATTAAATTTGCTTATGGTTCAAATTGAGTATAAATACCTAGTATAGTACAGATGTACTATTGTTACAGAATGTAAAGTAAAGTACAAATGTACTATAGGTATAAATACTTAGGGTAGTACTCCTGTACTATTGCCTTGTCACTATCGTCACAGTTAGCCAAATATCAGGATATGCTAACAAATAGTTGACAGGCAAACAAATACCATATATAATATAGGTATGAGTTCAGAGGTTACACCAACAACACCAACAAGTCAGGATTTCAAAACAAACACTTGACAAACAACTAACTACCTTATATAATTAAGGTATACAAATCAAATCAGGGGGGTCTAGCTTAGAACTAGACTACAGCTCAACCAGATTAGTTAAACGGACAATAGGCTTCGGGCATACGTCACTGGCGACTGGCAGCGTTACCGATAATCGTGTCGAGCTTACGGGCCCAGCGATCTAACGGGACTTGATGGGAATACACACTAGGTTACACACTTAATTACCAAAGTTTGTAGACGGCCAACCGTCCATACCTATGTATGATAAAATACCTTTACAAACTTTTTCATGCAGTCAATGGCAACTGTCACTACTACCGATCACTAACGTATTAGAAGTTGAGTATTATTACTCATTCACTTCCTCAACCCTAACCAGTACAATGTAAACAGTAGGGGTTCGATTCCTCAAGACTGCACCACCACAACTTACACTATCGTCACATGAGCTATTCTGAACTATCAGATAATGCACGTGAGATTATCGCTAGATTCACACTAGCCACCTCTCAGGAGATACAGCTCGGTCTCGACTGGTATCCATCAGCTCGCTCGATTGCCACTCGTATCGGCAATAAATACCGTCAGGATCCATACACTGTATCGGCTGTGATCTCAGCACTCTCACCCAACTGCAGATGGGAGGACAACATACAAGATGCCGAGCGTCTCTGTAAAGTCTTTCATGCAGGTGGCACTGATGCCGACCTCAACGAGGTTACTACACGTGCCTACCCACTCAACCAGCAGCTCGCAATAAGGATATTGCGTACGGGCGTACCATCCCTACTGACTGGCCCAAAACGTCAGGAGTTCTACAACTGCATCATGTATCCTGACCTCAACGACGTGTGCATTGACACACACGCCTACAGTGTCTGGCTCGGTGTACGTGTCACCGCCAAAACCTGCCCCAACCTTGCAGGTAAAAAGTTACGGGCACGCATCAAGCAAGACTACCATGATGCCACCGCCTTCATCAACGAGGAGCTCGGTGAGTCTTACAAGACCGCTGACATACAGGCCATCACATGGGTCACACACAAACGTATCCACAATGTATAGTCAACTCACGCTCATGCCGTTACTTGACGGTCATGTTACAATCAACAAGACAGCACTCAATGACCCTGCTGTAATGCTCACACTCACTGCCTTACATGACAGAAACTACCAAGCCCACCCAACCATCACAGACAGATACTGGTTCAACACCAAAACTGGACTGGCACGAACTCCCACCAGAAATCCGTAAAGCCATCCAGTATCTCGAATACCGCAGACTACGCCACAAACATCCACACGTATGAAAACTATCGACCTACACGATCTTCTACCCAAAGATCAGTTCAACCAGATCACAGACATCTGCCTTGACACAATGGCAGACAACCACATATTTCCAGAAATCTGGGAGCTACACATCAAAGTTACTGTAGACCAATGAAAGTTCTAGTTGCCTGTGAGTACAGCGGTATCGTTCGTGACGCTTTCACCAAGCGTGGCCATGATGCTACCAGCTGTGACTTCCTACCTTCAGACCGTCCTGATGGCAAGCACTATCAGGGCAACATGTTCGATCTCATCTGGCCACACAATGTCTATGACTGGGATCTCATCATAGCTCACCCACCTTGCACACACCTCAGCGTATCAGGTGCAGCTCGTTGGGCCGAGAAAGTTGCTGATGGCCGTCAACCTGCAGCAATCAGGTTTGTCGAGCGTATCTGGGACATCCACGAGTCATCAGGTGTCAAGCTGTGTATCGAGAATCCAGTCGGTGCTTTGTCTACACGCTCCAAGCTAGGGCCTCCTACCCAATACGTGCAGCCGTACCAGTTCGGCCACCCTGAGCAGAAAAAGACTGGCCTGTGGCTACGTGGCCTACCCAAGCTACAGCCCACTGATGTCATTGACGTATCAGGTCTACCTGAGCGAGAGCGTATGCGACTACACTACCTGCCTCCATCCAAAGACAGATGGAAGATCAGGTCTACTACCTACCAAGGCATTGCCGATGCTATGGCAAGCCAGTGGGGTTGACACTCTCCCAGATAGCTGCTATGCTATCTCTGAGGGCCTCACCCTCTGTTGTTTACCACTTTATCATGCAACCAAAACCACGTACATCCACATGCGTCACATCTATTGACGTATCTCCTCTAACTGGCACAGCTATTGTGGAGTTCCACACTGGCACACGCTATGAGTACAACAACGTATCTCGTAGGGCCATTACTAACCTATTGGCACAGCCTAACATGAGCCTTGGCTTCTGGGTCAACGCTAACTGCAAGGCCAAAGGTGTCAAGTGTAAAGAGATCACACCCGCATCTTTCTACAAGCACAAGCTCGCAAAGGTGCGTCTTGTTCAAGAACCAGTCCTACCAAATGTCTAGTCACATTATGCAAGTTACTTTCGACAAGTCTGTATCCTCCTCCATCTTGGAGGCAGGGTACAACTACAACCCATCTGGCAACAACACAATCGCTGTGGAGTTTGACAATGACGGCAGAGATGTCTATGACATTCTCGAAGATGCAGGTCTTGGCCACCTGACTGATGAAATCATCTACACCAACTACTATGCCGATTGTCTTTAAAACATGTAAAGAATGTGGAAAAATCAAAAAGCTCGACCAATTTCCACTATTTAGCACTCAGGGAGCAGGTCGCAAGAATACTTGCAAGAGTTGCTCCAACCACCAAGCAACGGTCAGACGTAGACTGAGACGAGCACATCCAGTGCCCGATCCCGGAGAGTGCCCATCTTGCGGTAGGCATACTGACAAGTGGGTTCTCGACCACTGCCATCACACTGACAAGTTCAGAGGTTACATTTGCGACTCATGTAATGTAGCTTTTGGTAAGTTCAATGATGATCCATTCACAATGCAACGCTCACTTAACTGGCTCCAATCACATGGCTAATTCCACTTCCAAAGCAGCTTTGGCTGAACAATACATCAAAACATTTGATGCTTGCGATGACCCTATCGTTTACACACTGGTACGCACCAGTCCCTACACATACGATGACATGCTCATAGGTGTCTTTGACAGCAGAGAGTCTGTATTATGTAGACTCAGACGTATCATGGACAGACCTGAGAATGACGAGACTTTCAAGATTGAAACACACAATCTCAGAAACCTCAAGTTAGAGCAGGAGCTGGACAAATGATGACAACCAAAGACATCAATGTTGCTGACATCCTGACCTTCAGTGACAGAGAGGCTATAGCTAGTATCGTTGACAAACGAGTAGCTGCCGAGTACGGTGACATGTACAACTTCAAATGGTCAATGAAAGTATCAGGTCACTTCCAAATACCAGAAACACTATGAACATCAACATTGTAACAATGAGTACACCACACGCATCAGAACGGCTACTCGATATATTCGAGGAAGTCAAAGAGAATTTTCCCTACTACAGTGAGGAGAAGCAAATCGAGATTGCTAACAAGCGTTTCGAGGATGAACTTATATGAGCAAACCCACACCGGGATTTCCACAGTTCATCAAAGTTCTAGTCATGCTCTACGGAGTGCTGGCTTTCTCAGCTGTTATTGCCACGAGCAATAGACATGCACCCCCAAGAAACAAATCCTTTAGATTATCATGGCAAGACGTGACTTTGAAAACAGAATACGGGAGCTTAACAAATGGAAAGCCACTGACGAGCTGACTGAAGTTACCTTTGACATGGGACATGAAGCAGCTCTCACGTGGAATCTCCCAGCCTCCTACGTATGTGTCGTCCGAGCTATCAAGCAGGATGGCACAATACAAGAGAAGGCATACCGCCAAGCGTTCGCAGCCAAACGGTACATGAAATCGTTACTCATGCAAGATGAGGACTACGTAGTAATGACCAGCAATGCTGTGCTCGATACCCAAACTGACATACCATGAACCCATGTGACCTATCCGAGATCCTTGACAGGCTCGGCTACTACATCAACGATGACACGGGCGAGGTGATGCTAGAAATAGATCCCTGTGGCCCACCCATCATTGACAACCTGTTAGTTATACTTGCTTCACAAGGCAAGTTAATTACCAAACGCAATCCAGAATACGAGTTAGGTTTCTACTTGCCAAACTGGACTTGCTTCAATAGTATGGAGGAGTACTGTAAAGTATTTCCCTATGAACAACAATGCAAATGCTATGATGTCTAACTTGACACAACGACAAATTGACCACCTTGATGATTACGAATACTCTCTCTTTCTAGCTTATGGTGACGCATACAAACCTACATCGACAGTTCCTGCTGGAACAGGAAGCGATCAGCTGTGGGAGGCAAAGACTGCACGACTCCATGCAGAAATTAGAGGAGAAATCCTACGCTTCCGCAAGCGTTTATGGGGTGTCATCAATCAGAGAGGCTTTACCCTATCTAATCAAGACCGTTGAAGATACCTTCTACAGGCTTGGTAAGGGTCAGGCTGGTAAGTTCTATCGAGAGATAGCTCTATACCTTGATGAGCTTGAACCACTGGCTATCTCTACCATCTTGTTGAAGATTACATTTGACAGGGTGTTTAGTACCAGACGACAAGTAAATCTTATTGTACCAACCATGACTGCTATTGGCTCTGCACTTGAGGCAGAGTGTAAGTTCCGTTGGTATAAGAAGCATTATCCCGGATTGATGAATTACATCAGCACCAAATACTTTCACGAGTCTTGTGGCACTATGCAGAAACAAGTCATTGCCAGCAAAAAGTTTGGCGAGCATGGCATACGTTGGAACGCATGGGGCACTAAGACAAAAGTATCACTTGGACGCTGGGGGCTGACTGCAGTTATGGACTCCACACAATGGTTTACCATAAGCAAACGTAAGACCCACCGCAAACGCTACGAGTACAGGGTAGTACCCACTCCTGAGTTTGAATCCAAACGTGAACAACTTATCAAAACTGCTGAGTTGTTTGCTGGTATACCTTGGCCTATGTTAGTACACCCAGATGACTGGGGGTATGATGAAGATGGTACTGTAATCTACGGAGGATACTTAACCAACCGTATGATGAAAGGTCACGATCTTACTAGAAAGGCTAACCCCTACATAAAACACGGGAAAGCACCGATTGACTTTTTAAACAAGTTACAGCGGGTGCAATACTGTGTAAATCGTCATGTACTGCAAGTGGCAGATGAGATGAGGAGTAGAGGTAGAGTAATAGGTAAGTTTATACCTATATCTCCAGCCTACAAACCACCACGTCCTGCTGATGCAGACGATAATCCTGAGTCTAATCTAGCTTGGAGACGAGCTATGGCAGAAGCACACAATGCTGACCGCCTTAATTTTAAAAGATCAGTCAGGACACGTACACAATTAGAGGCAGCTGAGAAATTTAAAGATGAGAGATTCTATCTTTGTTGGTCTTACGACTACAGGGGCAGAGCATACCCCATCCCAGCGTTCCTCACACCTCAAGATACAGACTTTGGTAAAGCACTTATCAGATTTGCTGATGAGTCTAGTGTGACAGATGAAGCCGAGCTTTGGTTATCATTTCAAGTAGCTACAAGTTTTGGTCTTGATAAAGAAACACTAGAGGACAGGCATCAATGGGTGTCTAATAATACAGACCTCATAACTAAGGTTGCTACAGACCCCGTCAGGTATTTATCTGAGTGGGAGGCAGTAGATGAACCTTGGCAATTTATGTCTGCCTGTCACGAATACTATCACTGCTGTATTAAAAAAGATAAATTAACTACTGGTCTTATGGTTGCAGTTGATGCAACATGCTCAGGTCTACAGATCTTAGCAGGTCTAGCCAAAGACCGTAGCACTGCGGAGCTTGTAAACGTAGTACCTAGTGAAAAACCTAGTGACGCTTACAAGGCGGTAGCAGAGAAAGCAAAAGAGTTTCTCCCAAGTTACATGCACCCTTGGATGACCAGAGCTGTGTGCAAACGCACAGTGATGACCATACCATACAATGCTACTAAAGATAGCAGTCGCAAGTACATTCGTGAAGCATTACTAGAAAACAACATAGACCCAACTAAAGATGAACTGACACAAGTTGTCAATGCAGTCTACAATTCAATGGACAGCATCGTTCCGGGGCCAATGAAAGTAATGCGATGGATCAAGAAGCATGTCGGACTTTACATCAGAAATGGTGCTAAAGAAGTTCAGTGGGTCACACCATCTGGTTTTATTGTTAATCAAAGACGAGACGACATTGAAACCAAGATAATGGAGTTGCAGCTGTTAGGTAGAACACAGGTTAGAATACCGACTGGTAAATCTACACCTAGTCCTAACAAGCATAAGTCTAGCACTGCCCCAAATTACATACATTCATTCGATGCTTCGATTCTTCACAGATCATTTATGCAATTCGATGAACCATTTACAGTTATCCACGATTCTGTTCTTTGCAGAGCAGGAGACATGGGAACACTCAATCGCCTTGTGCGAGAAACCTACACCAATATCTTTTCCGAAGAATGTTGGCTCTCAAGATTTGCAGAGACTATCAACGCTTCCGAACCGCCACCAATCGTTGGGACACTAGACCCAAAGGTTGTATCTAATTCCACCTATTTTTTCTGTTAATTATGCACACCTACGTAACTCCCCAACCTGTTACTCTTGATGGCTTCCAAGCTATACTGAAAGCAGGTGAGTGGGGCTACAAACTTTCTGCTCTAGTCAAAGGTGATCTCATCAAAGACTTAGAGGAAGAACGTGAGTCAGCTCTAGAATGGGCTAGAAGCAAAGCTAAGAACCCTAAGAGGGTCACAGTAAAGCCTGAGCCTTGGGAAGAGCTTGACAACGAGCAAGGTACTTACCACATACGTTTCAGCTGGAGAGATGGAGACAAGTTCTTTCCTGTTGTAGTAGACACAGAAGGGACAGCTATCGAAGATAAGGACACACCTATCTACAGCGGTAGTAAAGTTAAACTAGCTTTCTTCCAAAAGCCATACGTCCTACCAAGCGGTGACATCGGGACATCATTAAAACTAAAAGCAGTACAAGTTGTTAGTCTTAACAGCGGAGCTGGTGTAGTTGACAACGGTGACATGACAGCCGAGGACGCAGCAGAACTATTTGGTTCTACAAAAGGATTCAAGGTCGAAGATCCTGCAGTTGATGCAGCTCCATGCTCAGTTGAAGAGGACGACTTCTAATGCGTAGTCACTTGGAAGAACAAGTGGCTGACTTGCTCGATGAGATGAACATAGAGTATCAGTATGAATCTGAAAAGATACCATACATGATTGAAGCTAACTATATCCCTGATTTCAAAGTTGGGGATATATACTTCGAGACTAAAGGATACTTCCCCCCGGATCAGAGACGCAAGATGAAAGCAGTCAAGGAGGCTAATCCTGATCTTGACATACGTATTATCTTTCAATCCCCTCACAATAAAATAAACAAGCGTTCCAAAACAACCTACTCTATGTGGGCTGAGAAGAATGGCTTTCCTTGGTGTGCCTATTATGCAATCCCAGTTAACTGGCTCAGATGAATCATCATTCCTATATCACACCAGCTGTCCTAAGTGTGGTTCATCAGATGGTAATTCCGTATATTCTGATGGACATACTTATTGTTTTGTATGCAACCATTATAGCAATGGAGGACATGACGATGGTGAACAACGACAAAAAACCGCAATGCTCAAAGGTAATCCTGTTAAATTAAGGAAACGAGGCTTGTCTGAAGAGACTTGCCGTAAATATCGCATCCATAAGGACGGAGATACACTTCGTATGCACTATTTTGACAAAAAAGGTCAAGTTTGTGCAGCAAAAGTCAAAACAAAGGACAAAGACTTCTGGATGGAGGGTAACAACAATGACTCTCAACTTTTTGGGCAAAATTTATTCCCAGATAAGGGCACTCGCTTAACTATATATGAAGGAGAGCTTGATGCAGCTTCTGGCTGGGAAGCACAACCCAAATGGCCTCATGTATCCATACCAAATGGTGCAAAGGCTGCAAAAAAATCATTACAAAGGGTATTGGAGCTACTTCAGAACTATGATGAAATAGTTTTATTCTTTGACAATGATGAAGCTGGCAGACAGGCAGCACAAGAATGTGCTGAACTATTACCTGCTGGTAAAGCAAAGATTGCAAGGCTTGAGAAGTACAAAGATGCTTCTGACGCACTACAAGCTGGCGATGCTGAGGCAATCAGACGAGCTATCTGGGATGCTAAAACATACAGACCAGATGGTATTGTTGATGCCAAGTCTTTGCTTGAATTAATTACTACACCTACACCCCCCGCTGACCATGACTACCCATTTCAAGGACTACAGCGAAAGCTGCACGGTATACGGTACGGAGAACTTGTCACCATTACTGCAGGATCTGGTACTGGAAAATCCTCATTCTGTAGGAGTCTTGCAAGTCATCTTCTGCACCGAAAAGAACGGGTCGGTTACTTGGCACTTGAAGAATCTAACCGTAGGACGGCACTAGGTTTGATGTCTGCCTCGTTAGGTAGGTCTTATCACCTAGGAGAATATGAACGAGAAGAACTCGAATACGCCTATAACAGTACTATTGCTAATTGGAATCTTTTTCTGTTCGATGGCTTTGGTAGCTATGACCCTGACACAATTTACAGTCGAATCGAATACCTTGCCTGTGGATTGGAGTGTCGTGTTATATTCCTCGATCACCTCAGTATATTATTGAGTGGATTGGACGGAGATGAGAGACGTATGATAGACGTAACGATGACCAAGTTACGCTCACTTGTTGAACGCACTGGTATTGTTTTGTTTCTAGTATCGCACCTCAGACGTACACAATCAGATCAGAACCATGAGGAAGGAGCCCGTATTACTCTTGGACAACTGCGAGGATCTGCTGCGATTGCACAGCTGTCTGACACGGTTATTGCCCTTGAACGGGATCAACAAGATCCAAGCAAACGAGATACTACAACTGTTAGAGTCCTCAAGAATCGTCATTCTGGGGAAGTTGGTATCGCCAACGAATTGACTTACCACTTAGACACATGCACCTTTGAAGAAAATGAAGTTACGCCCGACTTCGACCCAAGTACAGACTTCGGTTAATCTTGCGTTTGACATTGAAACAGATGGTATTGACTCCAGCTGTATACATTGTATTGTCACACAAGACTTAGATACGGGGCTGGTCATGGAGTACAACGACCAAACACTGAACAACAGTGTAGTAAATGGCGTATGTGCTTTGAATGATGCAGACAACCTTGTATCACACAATGGTATCATGTTTGACATCCCTGAGATCAAGAAGCACTATCCGTTCTTCGAGAACAAAACATGGGACACATTGATACTCAGTAGATTCTTTCATCCTGACATGCTAGAGCTAGACCTTAGACGTAAGTGGGCTATGATGCCAGCTCGTCTGTATGGTTCACACAGCCTCGAAGCATACGGTTACAGGCTACGGTGTTTCAAAGATGACTTTGGAAAGACCACAGACTGGCAAGACTGGTCACAAGAGATGCAAGACTACTGTAAAAAAGACGTTGCTATCCTCGCTAAACTATGGACACATTTTCAAAAATCGCTGAAAGCGTTGTCTTAGAGCATCAGATAGCAGAACTGATGAGTCAACAAAAGACCGTTGGTTGGCCGTTTGATGTGCGTAAGGCACAAGAACTAGAAAACAAACTCTTGACTAGGTTAGAGACACTACGTAAACAGGCTGAGAATGTTTGTGCGTATGTGCCGGGAAACCTGTTCACACCTAGAAGAGACAACAAAAAACAAGGCTACATAGCTGGTGCAGAAATGCAAAGGCTCAAGGATTTTAACCCTAGTAGTCGAGAGCACATAGCATGGTGGTTCAAAACCTTTCAAGGTTGGAAGCCTACCAAACTCACACCGACTGGTAAAGCAGTCATTGATGAGACAGTGCTCAAAGAAATAGGAACAGAAGAGGCATTGGTATTCTTAGAAATTTTGGTCATACAAAAGAAACTAGGAATGTTATCACAAGGAACTAATGCTTGGTTAAAGTTGGTCAAGGATGGCAGACTTCACCACTCTTGCTTTATCGGTGCAGTAACACATCGAATGGCCCATTCACACCCGAATCTTGCTCAAGTAAGTTCGGATGAAGATTGCCGTAAACTATTTGTTACCAATCCAGATTGGAAGCTGATTGACTCAGACTTATCTGGGATTGAACTAAGATTATTTGCACATTATTTAGCCAGATACGATGGCGGTAGGTATGCAAAGATCTTATTAGAACAAGACATTCACCAAGTCAATGCAGATAAAATTGGAATCTCTCGCAGACAAGTTAAGACAATTACATATTGTTTCTTGTATGGAGGGGGCAACCAGAAACTTGGCCTTTCTTATGACAACATGCTGCCCCCAGAAGCTGCGAAGAAAAAAGGGGCAGAGATTAGGAGAGCTTATCTGGATGCTGTGGAAGGTCTCGAAGATTTGGTTGAAGCTACTCGTAGAGTTGCTGAAAGAGGTAGCATACGTGCTATCGACAAACGCCAAATCATTGTGGACAAAGAACACAAGGCATTAAATTGTTTACTACAAGGATCAGCAGCAGTCATCGCAAAGCGTTGGCTTCTGATAACAGATCACAACCTACGTATGAGTAATTTTGAACATGAGCGTTATGCCTTCGTGCATGATGAACAAGTCTTAGGAGCTCCTACAGAACAAGCAAAGGATATTGCTGAGGTATGTAAACTATCTGCATTACTAGCTGGTGAGTATTACAACTTACGATTGCCTATTGAAGCTGATGCACAAATCGGTAACAACTGGGCAGAGGTACACTAATGTTATTAATTGACTCTGACTTCCTTGCTTATAAAGCATCACAGGCTTGTGAGATAGGTATAGACTTTGGTAATGATGTCATCATATCACAGTCACAGTTCAGTGATGTTCTCAGAGTATTTGAGAATGAGTTGAACAAGGTGACGAAGGCTATGATGGAGGACGACTTTATCTTATACTTCTCAAGCACTAAAAATTTCCGAAAAGAAATTTATCCTGATTACAAGGGACACCGAATGAAACGTAAGCCACTTGGTTATAGACGTTTAATAAATCACTGTAGAGCCAACTACAAATACTGTATACGACCAAACCTAGAAGCTGATGATGCCATTGGTATTGATGCAACTATGTTTAACAATCCAGAAAACATCGTAGTCAGTCCTGACAAGGACATGAAACAAATACCTAGTGTGTTGTGGAATATGACTGATGATGTCGTGGAGATTACAGTAGAAGATGGAGACAGATGGCATCTAATCCAAACGCTATCAGGCGACCCCACAGATGGGTACTCTGGTTGCCCCGGAATAGGAGTCAAGCGAGCTACAGAGTTATTAGATAGAAACGAAAACAAGTGGGAGGCAGTTTGTAAAGCCTTCACAGACAGAGGGTTATCAGACGATGACGCTTTACTCAATGCACGTCTAGCCAAGATCTTACGTCAAGAGGACTACGACTTAACTAATTCACAACCTATTCTTTGGAATCCTAAACTATGATAGACGATTTGTTTCCACATCCTTTGGTAGCTAGAACTGGTAGAATCGAAAACTGGATAAAAGATCCAGATGGACGTTTACCTGTCAGCTGCACAGTATTTGTTGTAGAAGATAGCATCGAAGGAAAGAATGGAATCGAAGCATCGTGGCGTTTTGTGTCACATGCTCTACGCTTTGGAGCAGGTGTTGCTGTTCACCTATCCAAAATAAGACCTGCGGGTCACACCAATGACAAGGGCTTAGTTGCTAGTGGCCCTGTATCTTTTGGTAAAATTTACTCAGCTCTCAATGAAACTATTAGGAGGGGTGGGGTCTATAAAAATGGGGCATGTGTCTTGCATCTTGATCTTGACCATCCCGACATCCTTGAGTATATCACCACTCCTCG